CACATATACATGCAAGAAAACCAACAAACAGAAAATAAAGAACAGGAAAATCGGATGTTTTTATTTTATTTTTATTTTTCACATAGGAGCAAAATATGATTCAATGTTCGGGGCCTCATAACAGCACCTGTTCTCTTCTGTAACCATTTCTTCATCTTGGAAGTTTGACAAGTATATAAGTTTATCCATCAAATCCTCATCAATTGTGGCAATCATCACTTTGTTGGACAGGAATAGCCGTAGGGACATCTGTTGGATGGACCCAGTGGGGAAATAGAATTGTAACCAAGTTGTGAGTAGGGGCTGCCTGATCCTCTGTGACCTTTCTCTAGTGGACAATTCTGAGGAAACTACAGAAAATGTCTCTGAGTCAGCAATGATTTGACCTATTCTGAACTCTGTGTCCTCCATATCAAACATCCAACTATTCCTGTCAGTTACATCAGATGGGACTGAGAGGTCAACCTTGCTAACGTCCATGTTCATGGCAACCTCCTGCCAATACTCTTCCTCATCTTTGGTCATAACTTCCCCCATGAGGCCTGAAACATCCACAACACGGGGATCTGTGGAGTAACCACAAATTTTAGCTGAATCCCAAAACATTGTTGACAACCACAACTTCATGTCAGCTGAAGTTTTGAATCCCCAAACCTCGTGTATTGGCTGAAACCCAGGTATCACTCCATTGTTGACTTCGAACATTAACTGATCTAATATTGAGTTGGCGACAGCAGTCGAAAGTGGCCTCCTGGCGCAGTAATGCTTCCAAAGGGAGTTAGGCACCTTTATATCATCTGGATCTAGTGTCAAGATCCTTTTATCCAGTTCGGATACAGGGCATGATAGCAATGTCAATCTTTTTTCGAAAACCTTGTTTTTGCTCTCTTCAATTCGAACCACAGCCTTGACACGAATGGCATTTTGATCAGATTCTATTGCTATCTCATGGTTGCTTATCCATCTGTCATCCATCTCCTTGAGCACCAAGTTCTCCGATTTCACAATCAGTGCCCCACCTGCTCTCTTTAATGCTATTTTGTAGTCTTTGATCGTCGCCAGGATAGACTCACCCCTGAGGGCAACTGCCTTTGATTCTGAGTTGTGATAGCCACTTTCAATACACCACTCTCTGAAGTGTGGGAGACATCTCATGAACTTGTCAATAGAGTCAACTACAATCTTCTGCACCTGATTCCGACCTGATATGGTGTCAACGTCAACCATCATTAAACAGTCATCCATAACACCAGCCCATCTGGCGAATCCCCTGTACTCTCCTGACACATAAACTTGAGTTCTTATATAATGACCGAAAGTCCCCACCCCGTACTGTTTGCATTCTTTTAGCCAATCAGAGACAAAAACATCTGATGATTCGGTTGTCAGAGTTGAGCCTGGACTCAGCCCCTCCTCAACTTCCCTCTGCAAAGCAGACATTTGTCGTTTATTTAAATCCTTGGCCAATTTTTGTATGAGATAGAGGGAAACAGACGGAGTTCGTAGCTTGTGTGTTTCTGGTGGTGCTATCAATGTTGGACTATCAACAATGGCTTTTCTGCAGGCAGAAGATCTGGAGACATCATTTAGTGGTGATGTAGCTAGCATGAATAGTGTTTGCGACAAGGTGTGCAATGTGTCCGCCCTGTCTTTACTTTTCTCATTTATGACTGCTGTAACCTTCCAGTGAGGCCAAAGATTTTGATACATCACTGATTCCAAGACAGCAAAGCCTCTTCTGCCACCAACTGGGGAGCAAGTTAAGTGCACGACTCTATCTCTGCACTCGCTTCTTGACAGGAAGTTCTGCAATTGTCTATGATTTTCAAAGGGGGATTGTATTAAGGTTATCTGAGGGTCCTCATTGATCCATGTTATGACCTCCTTAAATCTGTTGAACAATTTGTCCAGATATCTTGAGCTAACTGGGCATGGTGTTTTAAACCATTTTGCTGATAACACTCTCTCAATGGTGTAGTCTGACCCAACTGGCGCAGGGAGGCTTATGACATCACACTTGACTCTTTTGCGGGCAACACAGTCGAGGTGTCCAGTGAGAGGGACCTTAGATGCTATGTAAATGAGATCCCCATAAGACATGTGGAGAGGGAACAATACGTGCAGGTCATCCTCGGTCAGAACTTCCACCAGTTGATTCTTAATTGAATCATTAGTCAACTTAGACAAGAGAGTTGTCTTATTGATGATCTTGCCCTTATCATCACCAACACCACCAATCACTCTGAGGACTGTTCTAGTTAATATGTAAACAGATGCAGCTATCATCCTGGACACCTGATTACCTCGGCCTAGTGAAGCAGCTACCCCTGGCCCATGAGCCTTGACAGCAAGCCTCAATAGGAACTCTTCTGGTGTCCTGGACCTTCGATAAAGTATCTGAGGTCTCTCATCCACTTGCTCTTGCCAGTCATCAGGAAATCCCAGAACCTCCATGAGTGAGTTCCACTTATCAACGCTTCCAAAAGTGACTAAACACCCGTATGTCAAGTTCCCTGAGGTTATGACATCTATTAGATCTTGAATTGGAATGTTCTTATCCATAGAGATCAATCTTCTCTCAGCAGTGGTCCTAAGAACATTCTTCATCTTGGCTGATAGTTTTTCACTGTTTTTCACTAAGTGCCATAGACCCATTTTCATGCTCCCTAAACCAGCATATCTAATGTTGTCCAGCCAGAAGTAACCTGAACAAGGGTCAGGGTAGTCCATAAGCAAATCTCTAAAATTCTTAAACGCAGCCACAACACTGGAGCCTAAAAGGCGATAGTGTAACAATGCCTGACCAACCTGACATAGAGAGGTTAGATACAGAGACCCCCCCCCCTCCAAAACTTGAGTGGAAAGGTTGTATAAATTCTCTTGACGGCCAAACAAGGAATCCGTTTCTATTATGTTGCAGCACGCATGGACCCACTTCCAGGTTGGCCTGATCAGACTACCATAAACAAAAAACTCAGAATTAAACTCAAATACACCATGAGTGCCTGTGGTACTTTTGTTGGAGTTGTATATACCTATCATCTTACCTATCTCATACTTGAAATGCATAGTCTGCACAGCTAGCATGTAACATCCCAGTCCCTCATCTGGTGAGCTCATACTCTGAGAGATCAAAGTTCCTGAGTCATCAGATGATTGCATGACTGTTATTATCGGATCAGAGCCAGTGACTTTCTTTAACCATTGCTCCGAAACGCTTTTACAATACTCCTGACAAATTGTGTGGAACAAACTACTAGTGTAATGTAATATCCCTTGCATCATTCCAGTCTTAGTCTTAATGAAAACAGGATCAGTGACAGCTGTCCTCATCTTCATCCATGGCTCATTCGCCTCATTCTTGTAAACTTTCCTCATCCTTTCAAAATATTGATCTCCTGCCTTTCCTATTCTATCTATTGGCAATGAGTTGAACATCTTGATGACATGATCAGGGAGCAAGATCTGCTTCTTAGTCCAGAGTTCAAGGGAGGTGTGTATGAAATTGTGTAGAGGTTTTGGCGTCAACCTGCAAAGCATAATGGCGAATTTGGTGACAAAGTGCCCTTGGTTCCACTTGCTAGCGTCATCACTAGCACATATGGTTACAGAGGCATTTTTGTTCTTCTCAAAGTGATCCCTAACTTTCCTTGAGTGATTGGCAGGAGCCTGAAACTTTTGGCCAGGGTGCGTCATCACCTCTGAGGTGAATTGTTGGCATATAGTTCTAGATATCCTCTCTAGAACTGCTTGAACAATCCTCGACTGTATGGACAGGACATAAATTTCTCTCAACCCTCCATGTTGGTTCTTTCTGAATAGATCTATGAAAAGACCACCTGCCTTAAACAGGTCGCTAGCTGCTCTAGTGGCCAGCTCATAAACACTACTGGCGTTGGATCCCTCCCAGTACTTCTTCAGTGATGACATCACCCTAGGTCGAGAGGTCTCCACTCCATTTTCAGTGAAAGCTGATGTTGCCTTCAAAGTAGCAATTGACTCAAGATCAAGCCTAGCAACGTCATTCATGATCTCTCTGCCTAAAGAGTCTTTCCAGTTTTTTCCCATTTTTTGCTCCAACAGCTTACCAGCATGGTCTGTCATCTCCTTGAACAGTGACGGGGAGAATTCATGGAAGTTGTACAAACTTGATGAATTGTCTTTTTTTC